AACCCCAAAATACTCTGACTTGCCCGGTCTGCTTCATCGGCAATATCACTAAGCCAGTTTGCCATTGGTGGCGGTGATTGCCCTTGCAACCACGCCGGAGGGTTAAGACTGGCAAGCTCATTTTTCAATTGCTGAATTTTAGAAATCAATCTTTTAACCGCCGATGATGCCTTTTTCATTGAATTAGCAAAATCTTTCATTTCCTTTTTGGCGGCAAGCAAAACGGGACTCAATTGAATCTTGAACATGTTGACCAGATTTTGCAAGGTTGGCAATCCAATGCTATTGACAGAATTCCATAATTCCTCATAAGAACCTGTTAATCCAACAACATCTGGGATTCCTCTAATCTCGATTGAATCCCAGACCGCTTCCAGTGCGGGCAGTAACAAGTCATTTAACGTTGGAATTAAAACCCCAACCATAAATTCGTTGAGTAACGTTAAACTCAACAATAGCATGTTCAAAGTTGGCAGAAGTAAATCGTTCAATGTTACAAGCAAAATGCTGATTAAAAATTCGTTAAGCGTTGTTAGGGTAAGCAGCAATAAATCAAAAGCAGGCTTTAGAAGTTCATTCAAAACCGGCAACAGCGTTGATGTAATTGTATCACTGAAAGCTGTTACTGATCCTGCCGTTTCAGTCAACGCTGGTGCAAATTGTCCCTGACTAACTTCTGCCGTATTGCCCAACGCCGTATCAAGAGCGGCGTTAACTTCTTCAGCCGCAAAACCTTCACCAACTAACTCTTGTGCTATTTCGTTGGTAAGTGCTTTCAATTGCGATTGCCCAAACAGGATTCTTCTAACTCTATCCTTTGCTGCTCCCTTGTCGATCAGTTTTCCAGCTCCAATGCCCAATTGAAAATCTGACAACATTTGTTTGGCAAGCCCTGCCGGGTCTTCAGATTCCAAAAGTTGTTGGAATATTTCAGGTTTCTCTGCCGCCAACGCTTGAATAGATGTGTCGGTTTCATCTATAAATCCTTTACTGGCAATGATTGCCAGCCGCCTCGCATTTTCCCCAACCTGTCGACTCGCATCTTCTCCAAAATCAATGTTCAAATCGCTAATTGAACTAATGCCTTCCCCCAAAACCGACGAAACAACGCCAGACACTTCACTGAATCTATCAGACCATGCCTTTTTTGATGCCTCAGCCGCTTCTGTCTGTGATGCAACTTGAGCTTCTTTAATCTCCTGAAACTGAGCAATGGCTCCCGCTGAAATGTCCATTCCGCCCGAATCGTCTGTCATTGCCCTAGCAATGTTTCGTTGGTCTACCAATCTTTGAGTGTCTAAATCACTTAACTTGTCTTGAATTGCAATTTGCTTGTTTAGTTCTGCCGTTTGTGCTTCTGTCAAGGTTGTATTTCGCTTAATCATCGGCCCAATGGGAAGCATGTTTTTTTCTATTTCGCTTATTTCTCCAGCTACCGACTTAACCGGCACATTTAGTTTCTTGATTTGTACACCCAGCCCATCGAAAGCATCTTCACTAATACCAACACTACTTGCTATGCCCTTAAATGCTTCTTCGATTTTCTGACCGAAGATGTTAAAAATACCTATGGCTGCATTAATAGTTTCAGTAATTCTTCTTGTTATCCCATTAAGAATTCTATCAACCTGACTTCCAAATGATGCCCATGCTGTCAACCCATTGCCCAAAGCCCCAACAAAATCAGTCAATCCTTGTGCCGATCTCCTCAATGCTGGCTCAAACGCTTCAAACGCTTCAAGCTTAAACGCACTTACGGCACTGTTCAATAATGCCTGATCCCCCGCCAAGTTGTCTAATTGTTTGTTGGCAACCTCTGCCGCCGTTCCCTGTGCGCCCAACTCAGAAGTATATTGTGCAAGCCCCTGTTCACCTTCTCCCAACAAAATATTGAATGCCGAAATATTACGTAGCCCCGCAAGTGTTGCAACACTTGCGGTTCGTTGTTCTGAGGTCATTCCTGCCAGTGCCACATTAACATTTCCGATCACTTGCTCAAACGGTAACATAGCCCCAGAACTATCAAAAATACTAATGCCCAATTTTTCCAGTTCCGCCCTAACCGCTCCCGTTGGCGCTCCAAGCCTTAACAGAATTGCCCGTAAATTAGTTCCCGCCGAAGACGCTTGAATGCCTGCATTACCTAAAACACCCATGGCCGCCGCCGTTTGTTCAACACTTAACCCCAAACCAGCGGCAACCGGTGCAACGAATTTCATTCCCTCCCCTAACTGAACCAAACTTGTATTGCTAGTTGTGAAAGTGTTGGTCAATACGTCAACAAAGCGATTCGTTTCGTCAACACTTGCGCCAAAACCCGACACAACATTTGAAACAATATCGGCGCTTGAGGCCAAATCAAGATTCGCCGCTGCCGCAAGATTCAACGTTCCGGGCATCGCTGATATAATCTCATTTGTTTCAAATCCGGCTTGTGCCAAGAATGTCATGCCCTCGGCCGCTTCTTTGGCTGAAAAGACGGTTGTTTTTCCTAAGTCCTTTGCCGTCGCTTCCAAGGCTTTCATTTGTTCATCCGTAGCCCCAGAAACAGCGCCAACCGTTGACATTGTTTTGGTAAATTCTGTTCCTTCTTTCACCACAGAAGCAAAGGCAACGCCAATGCCTGCAACAACAGCGATCAACGCCGCTCCTGGTGTAATTGGAATCCCAAAACTACCCGCCGCATCTTTGCCAAATTTCTTGGTTTCTTTACCGGCACTTTTGAAACTGTTCCCTATTTTTTTGGTGACTTTTGTTAATTCGTCTTTCCCTTGAAAGACAATACCAACAAGCCCTTGAGCCATTAGAAGCGCTTCCTTCTTCCTTCCCGTTGTGACTTGCTTTTTGATTCCTCATCAAAAACACCCAAGAGATTCCACGCTAACAACAAAGAATCGATTGGATGCTTGTCTAATTCTTCGGGCAACACGTGAAATTCCCTACACATTAATGCTTTGTGCATTTCCCAAGGCGTTAAACCACCAAAAAATGCTTGTTTCACCTGTTGCCTTAATCCTTTGGGACTGCGGTCACTTCTTCGGTTATGGCCGTTGACATTAGATTCAACATTTCAAGCGGAACATGGCGCATTGCTTCCCGATCAGACGGTGGCCCCAATGGATTTCCCTCAACATCAACAAAATTCCACTTGGTGATAATTTCGGTAAATGCATCAATGAGTGCGCTTACCTCACCGCTTGAAATCTCTTCAGCCATGCCAACGGAAAAATTCGTTCTTGCGGAAAACGTAAATCCCGCATAGTCACCATTTAATTCAAATTTCTTTACCTTCACAGGCATTTTCAAAGCCATTCTATTTTCCTTTCAGGGCATTACGCCCAAGTTCCAAACGTTAATGACCCAGTTCTTGGGACACAGGTCAATGAAAACGTCGCTGCACCATCAGTTGAATTCTCAACGTTAAATTCAGTCAAAACCGTACAGGCGGCAATCATTTGACAAGCAGACGTTGAACCTGCAATGCCGAATCTAAGTCTGGTTGCCCCACCATTGGCTATAATAGCCTGCGCATCTGAAGCCGTGGAATCGGGCATGTTGGTGAATCCATCCATGCTGAATTCATAATCTTGAATACCACCTGATAAATTTTGACGTGTATTGTCACCAAAACCAGTGACCTCCGGTGCATCAATTGAGTAATTGAGCGTTGAACTATTGCCGTCACCCGTAAATGCAACCAGCGCCCCCGCCGTATCTTCTAAATAAACACTTGCGTTTCGTCCGTGTAATTTTGGCATTTGTTAATCTCCCTAATTAAGCCCAGGCTCCAAACGTTAATGACCCGGTTCTTGGAACACAGGTCAATGAAAACGTCGCTGCCCCATCGGTTGAATTCTCAACATTGAATTCGGTCATCACAACACATGCGGAAATCATTTGACAAGCAGACGTTGAACCTGCAATGCCAAATTTCAACACCGTTGCACCACCGTTTTGAATAATAGCCTGTGCATCCGAAGCCGTAGAGTCGGGCATGTTAGTAAATCCGTCCATGCTGAATTCATAATCTTGAATACCACCTGATAAATTTTGACGTGTATTGTCACCAAAACCAGTGACCTCCGGCGCATCAATTGAGTAATTGAGCGTTGAACTATTGCCGTCGCCTGTAAAAGCAATGGAAGCGGTGGTCGTATCCTCAATGTATACGCTTGCATTTCTGCCGTGTAATTTTGGCATTTGTTAATCTCCCACAAAACAAAAAAGAGCGTTGAAACAAAGTGCGTTCCAATCGCTCTTTTATCGAATTCGATTAATTCTATTTTATCACATTTTGCGTGAAATTTCTAGTTTACGTATTATCAGGCCATAGCGTGGTTTGAATTTCTCCATTCGCTCTGTACCACGTATGCCCACCCGCATCAAAGGCAACTTCTAAATCACGCTCAAATGCAATGGAATCCAATGTCACCGTTTCCGGGGTTGCCCCATGCTGTAAACATGGATCATTCCACAACGAACAGGTTGCAACATCTCTGAGTTGTTGCATTTGTCGTTCTATCAGTTTTGCGTTACCGCTTCGGTCTTTTACGAATAACAATAACGAATGAAGCATGGTTATTTCTCTACCATTAGCATATTGCACCCTGTTTGTTTCATCGGCAAGCCATTGCACAACGCCTGCCGCTGAACCGGATTCAAGAACCGCGTAATGGGTTGCAACGCGACAACTACCAATTACCGACGCCGCTGATAGATTATTGATTATTCCATCCGTAACACTACTTGCTGTTGCCAATGAGTTCCTCTGCTGTTACTTCGCCTTCTTTTTCAGTAGAATTCAAAATTGTTACGTCTTTTCCCTTTCCAACCACAGACAAGGCAAATTCATTGAATCTGTCATTATCCTCTGATTTGATGATAACTGTCTGACAATCACCAACCAATTTCTTGAATTCATCGTAAAACCACAATACACGCGCATCATTAATGAGCCAATCCCCCACTTCGTTCAATGCCTTGATTTTGGTAGTGTATTCTTGCTTATTAATAAGCGTAAACATTTTCACCTGTTTGGTGGCTGTCTCTAATTTCTCCTGAAATTGAACCATTGAACGAATTCCGGCAATTTTGACGTGATATTCTAGCAGCGGAATTTCGGCGTGGTAGCCAGGATAACGCTCACTTAGCTGGCTTTGACTTAGTGGCTTTTCGCTTACCAGTAGCAACATGTTTTTTCTCCACAAGCAAATATTTGTTTTGCGACTTTGACCAATTTAGCTTGCCACTTTCTCTGAGATTGCCCAATGCTTCCCTCATTTCAGGAAATGTGTAAGTTGATCCCTTTAGGCAGTTGGCTATTATCTCGGCAAGACCCGCTCTTTTTGCTTTCTTAAGATATGCAAAAATGGTAAGTTCTAGTTGTTTGTCGCTCATAGTATCCCCTTAAATATCTGCATAATCCTCAGATAATTTCACCGCAACTTGCACCCCTGCCTTCTCTCTATCGCCTTTGCTGTTGTTTATCGCCTTCTGAAAATAATCATTCTTTTTAATGCCCGGATGGTTTCTGACTGCCGCTATTGGGTGGGGCAATCCAGGCCACCATAGAGCCTTTTTTTGACGTGGTAGAATGGGATTCATCGCCCCCGCTGGAACACCATCTCTCAGAATTTGTCCGTAAAAATCAACTTCTGAAATCTCCCATTCCAACGCACCCCGCTTAATTAACCGCTGACCTCTACTGAGTCGGCCCGTTCGCCTTGGCGTAACCTTGGCAAGCGCTGACATGGTGCGTCCAGCAACGGTTCCAACACCCGCTGCCATTTCTCTTTTGCGGCTCACTCGGAAGTGGCGTGAAAGCTGTTCAAGCGGTGGTTTTGTGGTTATGGTGATTCCTGATGGACCACGCGCCATTATGCTTTCACCATTTCCAACTCAAGTGCTGATTCCTTCTCTACCATTAGTTGTTTGATAAATTGAACAATCCTTTCGCTATTCATTCCATCACACCGTCCCATATAATATGCCCTAAAACCATCATAATTAGCAGGTGGTGACGATAACATAGCCCCAAAGGCATTTATCATCATCTCAACATTGGGGGGGTCTGTAGCGATTTTTACAATTTCAGGAGATTTGCTATATCCTAATGTGCAAGCCAACCGCAACCAAGGCACAAATGAACCTTCAAGTAACACATTTGAAGGCCCATAGGCAAATAACAAATCCGAAGCTTGCAAACAAACCTCCAATGAATGATGAAGAATCGTTACAAATTTATCCTCAATTCCCGCCTTTTTTTTGACCTTCTGCGCTTGTTCCACGTGCCATTGTGCATTATTACCACGCGGATGACATTTGATGACAAATTGCACTTTGCCGTGCATCTTGACCGCACATTCAAGAATTGCCTGATAAGTTTCTTCTACCCCATCATGCATTCCTGATAAATTAGTGTTTTGTCGCCATGATGAAGCATAACAAATCACCGGCAAATCGTCTTTTAGCCCCAGATTCTGCCTTGCTTTTTGGCTGTTAAAATCCTGTTTTGTTGCTAATTTGTCGAATTGCGGTAAGCCTGATTCGGCTATGCCTGCCTCGCCAACGCCCCGCTTTTGATACCATTCGGTTTGGTATCTACCACTGGTTAGAATGTGAGAAGCGGTGATAATATTATGCAAATCATAGCCGGTATTGTCAATATTATGATAAACAGCATGTGGTACGTGAACACAAGGAATACCATGCACTTTGCCCCACATCGCCGCCGCCCTAGTGAACGGCTCAACATCATTGTGCACCAAAATCACATCAGGTTTGGCGTTGTGAATTAGTTCCACAAACAACGCAATATCAATCAGTTTGGAGTAAACCAATCCTCTGTAATCACCTTCAAGCCAGGCCGCAACGGTACTGTTTAAGCCACGTGTATCAATTGGTGAAAATGTAGCCTGACAGAAAAACGCTGCTTCATTCAATGCCTTTTGCTGAATTTCTGGCGTGTTGAATTCAGATAATGCTTTTGCCTTAAGATTCAAGTCATGCAACTGCTTTGCAAATTGAGGATTAATGCAAATAATTTCATATTCGTCTTTGATCAATTGACGAATAACAGGTACAAATGGAACGTGTGACGCGACCAGAATCTTAGGCATTCTTTAACCTTTCTCGTAAATAAATATGGTTCATATGCTGCCCAACCTCATAATTCAACATTTTCAAAACTGGAACGCCATGCAATTTTAGCGTGTTCCGCTCATTCTCTTCGAGCCATTTGATATGTTTGCTTTGAATGCGTTCAAGTTCCTGCGTTGTTAGTTCTTTAGACATGCGCCACCCCCGGTAATCCTTCCTTGGTTCGCCCTCGCTCCCTGGTATCTACGATTATCTGCTTATAAACTGCTTCATACGTTGGCATTTGATAATCAGCAATGAATTGTTGTTGTGCCATTGGAATGAATTTCTCGGCTTTCATTTGTGCCTGAGATAGATTGTTAATCATCTTCTCAAACGCATTATACCAATTCAATTCACCATTTTTGACCAATGTTCCAAGATGCGCCAAATCTGAATAGGTGGCATTTGCACCGCCCGCCGTTCCAATCCACGGAACACCGGCAAGCGCATATTCAATGCCCTTCAACCAAGACCGTCTGTGGTCATAGTCGCCAAATAACGGTGCTATGCCAACATCAAAAGTTTTGACAATCTTGGGCCATTCTGAGGGGGGAACCGAATCCTGAAATTGCTGTTGACTATCAGGAATCGGCAACCGTTCAAGGATTCGCCCATCGTTACCGCAAATTAAAAATGTAACATCTGGGTATCGCTTGGCTATGTACTCAGCCGCCCCCATCACACCGCTGCCCATAAACGAATTAAAATGAGAAACCGACCCGCCCCAACCAATGACGATTCGGTTTTCTAGCCCTAGCTTTTTCTTCATCTCGTCTCGACTGGGCAAATCTTCCCACCATGTTTTTTCAGCATAATTTTGCAAGTAATACCCAGGAACGCCGGTTAAAGAATTGAAATCGTTGAGAAGATTCCGGTTTGGCGCTATAAGCCCATCGCAAATTGACAATCCTTTAACAAGATGATCTAAGGCATTATTGTCTTCTCTGTTTCTATGCCAAAATTGCATGGCTGGATTGTCTGGACCAAGCATATGATAAGCATCGTCGAGATCAATGGCAACAACTTTGTTCATCGCTTGCCAATGTCGAATCGCGTCCACCGCACCAGGTACAATGATATTACGCTGAAAGATTATTAAATCTGCTTTGTCTAACCATTCGCCAACAGCAAAATCATACAGATTGTTTGTATGATATTTGATTTGTTTTTCGCCGTCACCATTCATTTTCTCAACAACAGATGCCGGAGAAGACGCCAAATATCCCGTGAAATGAATGAGTT